GAGTGACGCCGGGCTCTATTCACCAGCACCACTGCGGCCACGCATTTTGGGCATGGAGTGACCATGTGCCGCAGCTCCCGCGTGACATCGATATCAGAAGCTGCGCGTTCATGCTGTTTGCCTTCGTTGTGGTCGTTACGTTCACCGGCTTTATCGTGGTAGCGGTATTCTGCCGCCTGGCGTCGTCCTGTTCCGCGTCGTCCAGCGGCTTGGTGGATACGGTGCGTACGCTGATAGAGAACATTATTGCGGTCCTGCTGGCGTTGATGGCAGGCGCTAGGCCGCCGAAGGGGAACGGACAATCATGAGCGGGATTTTGCCGCGCCAGGGACCGCCGCAGCCTGGCGCTGGGCTAGCGCCACAGGCGCCGCTGGACTCTGGGTTGTTGCAGCCGCAGCCGTGGCAGCGGCCGCCGCCGGTGCCCAACGTGCCGGGCTTGATCCCGCCCAACATGCGGCCGACTGGGCTGCCAGCGGCGACCGAACAGTTGATGGCCTATCTGCTGCCGGCGCAGTCCGATGAGATACCGCCCGAGAGCGATGAGGACTTGCCGTCGGCGTTGCGGCCGTATGCGGCGCAGTTGCGGCCGAGTGTCAGGCCGGTCGATGCGGCGTGGCAGCAGGAAATCATCTATGAGCGCCTTGGCAAGACGGACAGTGAGATTGCTGAGATTGCGCGGTATTATTTCAGGATTGCACAGAACTATAATACCTATCTGAGCCGGGAGCGGATTACCGCCAGCCAATACTATGCTGGATTGCCTCTTGGCGATGAGGAAGACGGCCGATCGCAGATCATTATGACCGTCGTCAGGGACACCATCCGGTCAACCCTGCCGTCATTGCTGCGTGTCTTCACTGCGGTGGAAGATCCGGTGCAGTTCGAGCCGATGTCCAATGAGATCACCGGCAACGACCAGTTGGCGACCACGCTCAGCCGCCAGGCCACCGACTACTGCCGCTGGGCGCTGTTCGACGCTAACAAGGGCTGGCAAATCCTGCACGACACGCTGCTGGACGCGCTCACCCGCAAAGCGGGCTGGGTGCGCTGGCACTGGGGCAAGCGGCGCTCGGTCAGGACCGAGGTGTGCGAGGGCTTGCTGTTGCCGCAGTTGCAGATGCTGCTGGCCGAGCCTGGCATCGAGGCACAAAGGATCGTCAGGCGGCCGATCAGCCAGAGCGAGCTGCAGGTCATCAGCAAGGCGCCCGAGGTGGCGATATATTTGAGCCAGGGCGGGGCGCCGGAATACTGGAGCGCCACCATTACGCGCTCGGCTGCGCAGGGCTGGCCGGTGGTGGAGGCGGTGCCGTCAGAGAGCGTGTGGGTGGTGGCGGACGCCGCCACGGTGGAGGGCGCGCGCGGCATTTTCCATGTCCGTGATGTGCCGGCGAGTGACTTGATTGAGATGGGCCTGCCGGAAGATCAGGTGCTGCGGCATACGGACGCCTTTATTCGTCCCGAGCTGCGGCGCGAGCTGATCGCCCGCAACCAGGCGCAGGGTTACAACATCCGCGCCACGCCGCCGGGCGATCGCGCCATGCACCTGGTGAGATACTGTGAGGGCTGGATCAGGACGGATACCGACAACGACCACCGCGCCGAGTTGATCCATGTCCACATGCTTGGTCATGGCACGTCGCTGGTGAAGTGGGAGCGGACGGACGAGATCCCGTTGTCGTGCTTTACGCCGTATCGTGAGCCGGGGCGGATTATCGGCAGCAGCCAGGCCGATATGGTAATGGACCTGCAACGGACGGAAAGCCGCGTCATGCGCGCGGTATTGGATAGTCTGGGGCAGTCCATGTATCCGCGCACGGTGGTGACGCTGGGCCAGGTCAACCTGGCCGACGTGCGGCAGACGGCGATCGGCAGCATTATTCGGGCATCGCAGCAGGGTGCGGTGACGGAGCTGGTGAAGCCGTTCACCGGCCAACAGGCATTGCCGATCATGGAGGTGCTGGAGAGCATCAGGGAAAGCCGGACGGGCATTACGCGGGCCAGCCAGGGCTTGACGGTCGATGAGCTGCAGAGCACCGCCCCGATCGCTGTTTCACAGCAAACATCGGCCGCCCAGGACAGATTGGACATGATGGCCAGAACCTTGGCCGAGACGGGGCTGGCGCCGCTCTATATCGGGTTGTTGAAGATGATGGCGCGGCAGCAGGACCGGCCGAATGTCATTCGCATGCGGGGTCAGTGGGTGTCGATCGATCCGCGGGCGCTGGCGACGCAGTGGGAGACCAGCGTCAACGTCGGCGGCAAGGGCATGCCGATGGAAAGGTTAGCGATGCTGGCCCAGATCGCCGGCAAGCAGGAGCAGATTATTGCCACGCAGGGCATGGACAATCCGTTGTGCGGCGTGCCGGAATACCGGAACACGTTGTCTCGCATGCTGGAGACGGTGAGCATTTCCGACGTGAGTTCCTATTTCAAGGCGCTGGCGCCTGGCTGGCAGCCGCCGCCGCAGCAACCCCCTGCTCCTGACCCGAGCATGATCCTGGCCCAGGTGCAGGGCCAGAAGACGGCGGCTGATATCGAGGACCAGCGCGGCGAGGCGCAGACCAAGCGGGCGCAACTGCTGAGCGATGACGATCGCGAGCGGGCCCAGAGCGCGCTGCAGTATTGGACGCAGGCCTACAGCGTGGCGGCGCAGCACGGCACGCCACTGCCCAGCATCCAGGAGTTTCAGACGGCGATGGCGAGCAAGGCGCCGGTGGTTGGGCTGTTGCCGCAGGGACCAATGGCGCCGCCGCCGCCGACCTCGCCGCAGCCGCCGGCGACAGCCGCGCCGCCGCCACCACCAAGACCGGCTGGGCCGCCAGCAACGCCGATGCAGGGCGCGCCAGGGCGGCCACAGGTGCCAATGATGCCGCAAAGCCCGCTGGTGCCGGGGGCGACGGCTGGGGTCGATCCAGCCACGCGCATGGCGGTGCAGCAGGGGCTGCAGGGGCGCGGTCTGCCGACGCCGTATGGGCAGATTGCGCAGCGCGCTGCGATGGGGGCGGTGTTTGGCCCGGGCGGCCCGTCACTGCCGCGGCCTGGGGGACAGGGCGTGATCGGAGCACCGGGGGCGTGATTAAAGGCGTGACTATGCGTGACCTTCTAGGAAGTAATTCCGGGCTGCTCAAAACTGCTCAAAATAGGAAACCAGTCAGATGGCCAAGAGCACAGCCGGCATCGGGCCGAAGGGCCAGGCGAAGATCGCCACCACGATGCACGAATGGGGCAAGGACAAGCTGCACAGCGGCAGCAAGAAAGGCCATGTTGTTACGTCACAAAAACAAGCTGTGGCCATAGCGCTGAGCCAGGCGCGGCAGGCCTCGCGGGCCGGCAAAAAGTAGGAGACACAACATGGCCAAACGTCGCGCAACACCGCCCCGTCCGCCGCTGGTGCCGACCGCGCCGCTGGGCGGTGGCTTGCTGGGCGGGGCATCGCTGCCGCTCGGTGGCGCTCCGCTGCCGCCGGCCGGACCGCCCGCCGCGCCGCTGGGACCGTTAGGTCCGCCGTCGCCGCTGTCGGGACCGGGCATGCCGCCGAGGCCAATGATGCCGCCACCAGCCGGGCCAATGCCGGGAGCGCCGCCGATGACGGGGCCGACGCCGCCGCTGGGCACGCCGCCGCCGATTGGTCCCGCCGCCGCTGGGGTTAATCCGCTGGCTGCCGCCACGCTGCTCAACCGCTTGCGTGGCCTGTCCCGCCGCTAGGAGATCGTCATGGCTGCCAAATCACCGCCCGCCTCGACGCCCATTCGCACCACCGCCGGGCAGAACCGCATGCCCACCAGCGGCAAGGCTGGCGCCGGCATGGCCCGCGGCTCGGCCAAGCTGCCGACCACCGCCAAGACCACGCCCGGCAACCGCAAGAAGTAGACAGGAGACGACGCAAGTGGCGTCTTAGATGTCCGGCCGCCTGACCGCCGCGGAAGTTACCCGCTTTGAACTTGAGGCCGGCGCTGCCCGCCGGCTGAGCAACGACCCGGATCTGCATGGCATTCTGCGCGACCTCGAGGCGCACGCCGTCAACGTTGCCATCAACGACCCCGACCCGCGCACGCGGGAAAGCGCCCGTGTGTCGGCCCTGGCCGTGCGTACCCTGTGGCTGGAGATCCAGAACCGCATCGACACTGCCCTGAACCTTGAACATGTGCGCCAACGCGCCCGAGCGGCCGAGTAGTCGTTATGTAGCGTAGCGGAATGACATCGCCATGAGCGAAAGCACATCAGCACCAGCAGCAGTCCCGGCGCCGGCAGCGTCCGAGGGGCCTGCTGCACTGCCGCCGGCAACCTCGCAGCCACCGCTGTCGATTAGCGAGGCGGGGCGTTTGCTGCAGCAGCAGCGCCGCCAGCAGCAAACACAATCGCAGCAGCCCCAGGACGCGGCTGCGAGCCGTACGCAGCCACAGCAGCAGCCACAGCCACAGCAGCCGCCAGGCGGGCAGCAGGCGCCCGCGCCGCCCGCTGCGCCCGCTACTCCGGCGCCCAGCGCCGACGCCGCGCTCGACAGCATGGCCCGCGCGCTCGGCCTGGCCGACGGCATGCCCGGGAGCGAGGCGGCGAGCGACCACGCGCCGGAACCGATTGGGCTGGACATCGACGGCCGCCGCATCACGCCGGACGAAATGCGCCGCGCCCTCAGCGTGGCCAGCGACTACACGCGCAAGACGCAGGCGCTGGCCGAGGCGCAGCGGCAGTTTCAGGAGCAGCAGGCCGCCCTGGCCACGGTGCTGCCGTATATCCAGCCGGAACTGGCGCGGCTGCAGGCG